CCGTGCGAGACTCGTTGCGACTTCGGAAACCGGTCTCCGGATAACCACAACGCGAACACCTGGTGGAATCGCTCTCCAAAATGGCGCTACGGCAGTTTCTGCAGAACCCGTAAACGGCTGCTTCGCCCATGATCTCACATCCTCCATACTACGTAAATGCCGAGCTTCCTCATGCGTACAGCGCCAGCGGCCATAAGTGAGGAACTCCGCGAGCCACCTCGTGCGGCTTCGGGGGAGTGCCAAAACGAGAAATGGCCCTGGCGACGAGGCGAAGCTAGGTGAGAGTAACATACCCAATCGCCGCCCCTGTGTTTACAGAGTAAAACGTCACGACCTTCGGCGCTGTTTGCAACGCGTAAACCATCGTCTGAGGGGTGGAGTACTGTCCGCCGAGCTTTCGCCATAGCTGCTGGAACAAATAAAACCACGGCTGCGCGAAAGTGAGGCTCACGTTGGACTCGGTCGAATCGGTCACGACTCCTTGGTTCAACGGAAGGCCAGCTTGTTGGGCTGGGGGGGATGAAATTGTCATCTAGGAGGCTCCTTACACTTCACGCCGGCTTGCGCTACACCGTCGCTTTCGTCGCGTCGATCCACGCGCCATTCAGCGCCGCAGGCCCTGCGAAGCTCCAACTTAGCTCGAAAACCGGCCACCGGGCGATCCCGAGGTTTCGCCACTGCGGCAAGATGCGATACGAAGCCGAAACCACATCGCCTTCGTTCGTCACGACGCCGGTGGTTTGGAGGATGTTATTTCCCCAGGTTCTTCCCCGATCAACACTAAGCCGAAGCGCCAACTGCGGGGGCTCCGAGTTCGGCCCAATCGGCCCATCACCGCATTGGAAATCCGCAAAGAACCCATGAAGGATGATACCCTTGCCGTCCGAGAGTTCCATTCCCTGACCGGAGCCCCCGAACCCCCCACCAACCACCCCGACTTGCGGGAACGTCCGGATGCGTGGAATCGGCCTCGCGAATGCGCCTTGGCCATCCCCCAGATCCACATCCGCCGCGTAGTAGTCCGGCGTTACTTCGTAGATCGTTCCGTTCTGCCAATCCTGTCCCATGTTGAGGCCGTTCACCCAGGCCATCGAACCAACCCGCGAGCGATTGAGTCCCCCATTGGGATCCAGGAAAGCCTCCTGGTGCCATCCGAGCTTGGGGTCGCCAAGCGTCACGTCAAAAACCCACGTTTGATTCCCCGCCGGGAATGTCAGCGCGTAAAACATATGCCCATCGCGCATGAAAACAAACCCGACCGCATCGGAGATCTGCGTCATCTGCTGCAAGGCGAAGCTAAGTGCGAAGTTTGACACCACGGAAGTTTGGTATCCGCTCTGGCGAAGCACAACCCCAGCGCCCATTTCGTTCTGACCAAGCCAGAACACGCCTTTGTCAACAAACGCAACAGAGTACGGTGCGATGCAGCCGAACTCGATATACGCGCCGGGGAGAATAGCGAACGGGAACAAGGGGTTCCCTGCGTTGTAGTGGATTTCCCCTCGGGTGTTTCCGAGGAGGATGATTTCACGTTGGTTCACCACGAAAGTATTGATGAAATCGGGGTAGCCGTCTTTCACCCCGATGAGCGTGTTGTTGAACGCGAGAGCCCCTTGCGTAGTACAGCCGTATTCGTTCGTCAGCGGCAGGTTCCACAAGAGATACCCGTCCAGAAAGTCCACCTTGGTGGCCCCAGCGAAAGCCCCAGTGGGGTCTACGATCTCCGCAAAGCCGGTGTTTGTCTGGATGTCCCAGGTGTACCCGACAGGGGAGTTATCCACCAGGAACGCCTGGACCCCATTGTCCCGCATGGAACACGGATACGACGAGTTCTCGCTGAGTTGCCCGAGGAGGGAAATCTTGTTGTTCGGCGCAATCGCGTATACATTCGTTCCGATGACCTCGTAGCCGTTGCCGTTCGAGGCCCTGAAAACCCCCCGGCCGACGCCGGGAGCCGGCGGAACAATAAGCCCACGCAACCCCGCAGTCGGATAATGCGTCATCTTTTGTCCCCCTCGCGCGGGTTCGGGGAACAAATTGACACAGCGTTCCGCGGACCCCAAGACGGATCTTGTCGCGTATGATCCGCCAAGGAGTTCAAGCATCATAACGGAGGGCTTTCAACGGCACAGGGAAAGTCTTCGCAAGGCTCCGCTTCGCGTCACGAAGCCACGCCGGTTTGCTTCCACACGCCGCTGGTCGTGCACACGAAGATCAACGCATACCCCGACGCAAGTGTGATTGCGGTAGCGTTCGCGGTCTTCGTCACCGTCGCATTCGCGACGATCTGATCAAGCGCCGAGGCATTCGCCAGGTTCGGCGAAGCGTTCGCGTAGATCTTCGCGGTGTTTGCGCTGTTGTTGTTGACGACGAGTTGCGCGCCCTGGATCGCAGACGGGAGTTGCACGGAATCGTTCGTCGTGGCGACCGTCGTAATCTCGTTGACGCCATACACGAGCGTCGGCGAAGCCGCTTGCGCGCCACCTGCCAGCGCAGTAATCGGCGCTGAAGCCCCCAGAGTAAAATTCGCCAGGTTCGTCAGAGCTTCGCGGGAGATCAACGCGTCGCCTTGTTTGTTGTAGAAGTTCGTGAGGTAGTTCATCAACGAGATGGCCATCGGGAAGGGACCTTTCGGGTAGGGGGGTAGGGGGAGAAAGAACGCAGAACTTCGCAGAACTTCGTGGGCTTACGCTGGCTTACGCCGGGCCAGACTGATCCGAGAAGATATTATACATCCCGGGCCTCGGACTGAGCCCCGGCGGAGTGCCCAACAGCGGGATTTGCGTGTTTCCGCGGCGGATTGTATCGAGCGAATCCCTCGCTTGCGCAGCGAGGAGATCCCCAGGGGTCATGGGAATCCCATACTTCGGCCGGACTTCCATAGCGATGTTTTTCACCAGCGCTCGGTAGTACGGAAACGGCAACTGCATTACCACCGCGAGGGGGTTCCCTGCGAGCGAGATCGCTTGCGGCAGCGACTTCCGCACAGTAAGCCCTAAAGCATAAATCCCACTCTGAGGCCACGGCCACACGTAGAGATTCCCGTAGGGCCACTCAGCCTGATAGTAACACACCAACGAAAAGTTCGTCAGACCTTTCATGCGGATCGCGTTGTAGTCTTCCAGCGACGGAAGCAACCGCAACGGATAATCCACCGGACCATTCGGCGCAGCGACAAGTTGCCGGAAGAACGCGCTTTCGATGCGATCCGGGCGCGTAGCGAGGCCCACAGCCCCCACGGAGATCTGCGGCGGGGTCGGAAGTGCCCCCAACGGGCCGATTGTGTAAGGAACAGGATTGCCGTTGCCATCTACGCTTTGTCCCGTTGCTTGCACAGTGTAAGTGACCAAGGTGTAGTTCAGCCACCTTTTGTTCGACCAGGTTTCAAGCAACTGAATACCCCTGGCAGAAGCACCCAGAAGATCCTCCGCCAGGGGAATCATACCAATACCGATTGCGCCGGAATCCTGCAAGGCTTCCGTGAGGAGATCTCCCCAAGTCGTCGCTGCGGGATTCTGCGAACTCATCAGACCAACCCCGCCCGAGCAACCGCCGAACCTGCTTTCGCCGGTGGCACAAAGGCGCCCTCCGCGCCATCAAGTTCCGCCTGGGCCGCTTTCGCCTCTTCGAGCATCTCCGTGAGGCGCTTGTTCTGCTCCTCAAGGTCCGCGATACGACTGCCAGCGGAGATCGCCGGAACCGGCAGGGGCTTCAAGCCGAGTTCTTTCCGCCAGGTTTCGTTCGCCGCTTTCGTCGCAGTAGCCGGATGCTTGTGCCAGCCTTCGGCGAGGGCCTCCGCAAGCTCCGCTTCCGAAGTAACTTCCCGCGAGATGATTTCCCACTGCTCACCAAACGTCTCGACGGTGCCCCAGGAAGTCCGTTCTTTCGTCCCCGGCACGCTTACACGTTCTTCGCCCCGCGGATGGTACAGCATCATCGGGAACTTCACCGGGCCGGCATAAATGCTCCTCCCTTGGGCATCGCGGGAGTTCGCGTTCGCCGGGTTGCTCGTAAAAGCCCCGGAGGCTTCCATCGCATCGTAGATGGTAAACCGATCGCCGTTCTTGAGGGTCACGAGGGGGACTCCTCAGTCGAGGGGGCCGAAGGAGCAGGGGCCGCAGGAAGCACTTCTGGCGGGTTCGTCTCGCTGACGAACCCGCTCAGGTCGGGAAGGGGCACTTCGACGCCTTCGGGGGCAATGCCAACCCCACCCGAGTTCGTCGCTGCCGGAGGCTCATCGGTCGGATGCAGCGGCCCCTGCGGCATCGTCGCCGCAGTGAGATCACTCACCGGGACCAGCTCAAAATTCACCCCCTGCTTCGCGAGGTGCCCGAGCCATTCATCCAGAGGCCCCAGCGCAGCGAGAACCTGGCCTTCTTTGTGCGAATGCTCACCGAAAGTAGCGGTGGCCCAATCGCGGAGTTCGGAGATTTTCACTTGGAACGTCCTTTCTTCTCTGGCTCACGCTTCGCGTCAGCCTTCTTGAGATCCGAGGGTTTGACCATCTTACGGATGAGAGCTTTGTCCTCGCGCTCATCGGGGTGGGAGGAGGGTTTTTTACTCATCAAAGTTCTCCTTCTTGGGTTCCAGGTTGGATCGTAAAGAGGACTTTAACCTCTAACTCTACGAATCTTAGATTCGCAGGAACTCTATCATCGAGTTGGTACGATCCAACCTGAACTTGTCAGACCACGTCGGCGACCACAACCGCCCATTCCGGCCGGATCCACAGATACCCATACAGCACATCCAGCCTCGTCGGCATCTGATCAGTATTGATAATATACTGCGTCAGCATACGCATGGAAATCCCGTCGAACTCCGCGCGCGAGGCTTCATGGACCCCACGGGGGATCTCCAAATCCGCCACCGCCAGCGTCACGGCCTCCGGCGCGAAAGCGAAGTTCTTCCGGTACGACGTGCTCGCCGTAAGCCCGTTGGAGGGATTCACCGCCGCTCCGGTCGCCGGACTCGCCGTCACGGTCTGGAACTGCACAGCATTGCCGCCGACAGCCGGGATGATCGCCGGAAACACCGGGATCGTCGTAGCGTTGACCCCGACGTTTGCAGTAGCGACGAACTGACAGAGTTCGCCGGTGGTCTGCTTGGTGATTTTGTTGACCTTGTAAACGCCAGCAATGGTAAGAATATCGCCAACGTTGATCGTCCCGGCGAGGGCATTCACCGTCAGGTTCAAGCCAGTCTGTCCGGCCCCGTTCACCGTCGCCGACCCCTGCGCGAGAGTGCCGGTGGTGTGGATGATAGCGGTCTGGTCCCGCATCCAGATGAACCCCAGAGCGTCATACATCCGCCCAGTGATGTACTGATTGGAGATCTCAGTCTGCGGATTGAGCAACCCGCTCAGCGACGCGACCACACGGGCTTCGGTCCGGGGCGAGTTGACGATCTTCCAATTCGCCGTCGGGGCGGAATTCAGGCTGAGCGAGGCGCCAGCATTCAAGTACGTCGCTGCGCTCGGCGTCAGGAGGTTGTTGTTGGCGTCTTGGTTCGCGACGAAGTTCGCGATGCCGCCTTCGGCGCCGCTCATGATATCAACGGCGACAGAACCAACAAGATTATTCACCGCCGGTGCCAGAACCCGCCGGGAGTAGTCATCCAGCGACATGGTCCGATCGACCGTGGTGAAGCTCACCCCGACGTTCTTCTGAGTCGAAATCACCAGCGTGGTGCTTTGTTCGACGGTATCCTGCACACTAAGCCCCGGACCCGTCGCAACGGTGTAGTCATTCGGGAGCCGCACCCGAAGCGCCGTGCCGATCTTGGCGCCGCCTACCGCGAAGGACTCGTCGTACTGCATGTCGACGTTCTGGATGAACGCGTTGGAATTCTTCCAGAGCCGAACCGCCTCACGCGTAATCATGTTGATAGTGAGAAGTGAATTGGCCACCTCAGTGAACCTTTCGGAAAGGAACGCAACGAAGCCCGCGGCTTGGTTTGCGTTCGAGGAGGTGGCGAACCTCTTTGCAGCCGAAACAGGGGTTTTAGGAGCCCGAGACTCCGAAGGGTTTAGGGGGCCTCTTCCCCGCAGAGTCAGACAGGACTCAGAACTGAATCACGCAAAGTTGTGTTGTGCCCACTTGGGGATCTGTTTCGCAGTGGCTTCTTCAAGCGGTTGACGAATCCGCAGCACGGTGCCGATTTTCACATCATCAATACTAAAGACTCTGTTGTATTCCCCTTCGATGTTTTGCATGAAGAGGTTGGAATTTTTCCACTGTCGTATCGCTTTGCGGGTGATTTGGTTCAAAGTAAGCAGAGTGTTCGAATTGACCACATAGGTCTCATCAACAAACAATCCACTAAAAACCGCATCCGCCCGCGGATGAACCCCCACGATCCGCATGAGCGAATCCGACCGAACAATCGCCGGAGCAGCAACAAGGGCTCCGACGAAGCCGAAGAAACCCCTTCGCGACGGTCGAATGATCTCGCTCACGGGATAACCCTCCGACCCGCGCGTTTGTTCACCTCTTGAACATGCTGCCCCCGACGTTCCATCCAGACCCTCATATCAATCGAATCGCTACGTTCGGGGTCCTCAGCGGAAATCGCCACGTGAGTTCGTCCGACGCCACTTACAGGCGTGATAGGCTTCGGAGCAGCACTGACGTCCTCGACGTTCCGGAACGCCAGCTTGCCCAACTCGACTCCCATCTTTGTCGGGCTGAGCCCCATGATCCTGGCGGCCTCGTTGGGATCTTCGCCGAGCGTTGCGATCAACTTCGGCGCAGCTCCGGTGTCCAACATCGCCTGGAGCATCTGAAGGTAGCGAGAATTGGCATCCGGGTCGGTCTGATCGTGCAGCACACGAAGAGCCCCCACGCTCTTGTCGAACTTCTCCGAGCCGAATTCCTTCTGGCCTTCGGCAATCGCCGAATTGAGCGATCCTGTGAACGCATTCCACGAAGCGATCTCGGCGGCTTTCGCTTCCGCAAGCTTCGTTGCTTGCTCGGTTACTTGCGCGGCAATAGCGGCATCCGATGCCGACTGTCCCGAACGAAGCTTCGCAACCTCCCGCTCAAGTTCTGCTTTCTGCGCGGTGAGCTTGTCGATGCGTTCTTGCTTGCGCTCTGCGGCGTAGTCGCGCCGAGGGGGCTCAGGGGGAGGCGGCGAAGTCTTTGGGGGCTCCGGCTTCGCTTCCGTTGCTACGATCGGCTCGTCCGGTTGGTTCGTTGCGGTTGTGACGGGAGCCGGAACGGCGATGGGGCTTGGGGCTTCTGCGCCCCCCGCTGCCCCGCTTTGCGGCGGCACTACAGCGGCCTTGTCGGATTCGGTTGTCATAGCGCGATCCCCTTTGCGTTTGCCGCCGCTACCGGGCGCCCCCGGCCGCGTTGCAACGTCCCGTCAAGCAACAGGGCTTCATAGATCCCTTCTTTGGTCGCCTCGTCAAGCGGGGCCTGGAGTCGCGCTGCCATCATGGCTCGCGCAGCCGGCACAAACCGAAACACAAAAGCCTTCCGGAACGCCAACTCAAGGTGACGCTTAGAAAACCCTGGATGCGAAGCCCTCCACGCATCCCATAAGGTGTTGTCTTCCATCAGAGCTTCGTAAGCAGACATACAGAGTTCGTTCGCTTGCGCTAGTACCACCTCGTGTGCGTGGAGCTTCCGGCCTGGAGAGCCTTTTGAAATCAATCCAATCATGCTTCCAACTCCTGCGCTACTGTTCCTGCCAACTCAGTGAGGTCTCTGTATTCTTTCCACAAGATCTGGTCCCCAAGTGGAGTCGGCTCCTGATACCGTGCCCGTAGTGCATCACGGCGTATCAACTTTAAGAACTCTTCAGGGTGTCTTTCTTCGAAGATTGAACTTCCAAGATTGCCAACCAGCGGCTTTAAACCTCGTGAAGCATCGGAAAGACGCATAGACGCGTGCTTGACACAACCTTCGGTTTCATAAGAGATGATTAAATATTCAATAGCAGAGTCCACATAAGTGCCCTTACGGATCTTATAAATCCGCGGCACTTTCTTCCGAAATGGGCAATCTTTCCACACTGGAAAATCAAACAGCTCGACCATCTCGCTAAACTCCCTGATTCACGTTAACTTGGTTCCCGAGTCCCTTCGGGAGTTCCTTAAACGGATCATACTCCACAGGGGTGATAGCGTGCTGCGGGAACATATTCCGCAGCAAAGCTAGTTTCATTTCGTTCTGAATGACGCCAGCGGGATTTGCGGGCGAAGCAGCGTCAGACGAAGCCGAAGGGACCGAAGGGGCCTCTGGTGCCACCGTACTTCCTGCTCCGCTCCCCGCCCCGCTCCCGGCCCCGCTCGCCTGCGGCGAGCCCGCCATCTGAAAGTGCCCAGGGTCCCCAAAGTTCGCCCCAGGATAAAGCCCAAACTTCGGGGCATTCGCGATAAGCCACTTCTGCTGCGTCGGGTCCGCCGCGTACATATCCACCGCGTTGCCGGAATTATGAAGCGACTTCCCCGGCGGTGCAGCGAGGTTGCCACCGGACTTATACGCGGCGTAGAGCTTTGCTTGTTCGTCGTAAGTGCGCTTCCCTGAGATCACAGTCGAATCGATCCCCGCGGCCTTCGCGGCCCGTTGGAGCGCCGCTGCGCGAGAAGCAAACTCAGGGTTAAGGTCACGTACATCCGCATGTGGCGACACCGAAAGGAACGCCCCTTGCGAAGCCCCGCTTCCCGCCGGGGGAGCAGGGTTCCTCGCGTAATTCAGCAACGTATGAGCCGGCGAAGGCGAAGTTGCCGGGGCCACAGGGGAGTTGTTGCTAACTAAAGCGCTCGAGGAACTCCCCGAGGTCCCCAAGATCGGAGTTCCCGCAGCCTCCGGGGGCTTCGCCGAAGGCGCCCAATTCGTCGGCGGAACTGTCAAACCAAATCCAAGGGGGTCATCCTGCGGGGTGTCACTGGTATCCATCATCGCTACTTAGCCTCCCCGAATGGATCATGCTCGACCGGCGCCAACGCCCAGGGGTCATACTCAATCGGCTGGAGTTTCGGTGCGTTAGCCATGCGGGAGCACCCTCAGGTACTTTCCGGGCCTGTTCGGATCGTTGACGTAGTGGTGGCCATCCGGGGCGAGCCGGGCTCCAGGGGGCAAGGGCTGCGGGGCCTGCGAAGCCCCTCCACGCAGTTGCGCCAATGGAGCAACCTTGAGATACTTGCCCTTGCGAGTCGGGTCGGTGAGGTACCATTCGCCATCGGTGCCCTTTGAGGCCCCGGCGATCGGAGGGGGCTCCGGGGGGGCAGAAGGGGCTTCTCCCCCTTCGCTCCCCCCTGCACTCACCTTGATCTCATCCATGATCCCGCTGATGGACGTTTTCAGCGAATCCTGCACCGCCTGACCGATCAACGCCTGTAGACCCTGGGGGTCCGTCGGGAGGAGCTTACTCAAGGCACCAATCCTCTTCGTCTCCGCATCATACACTTCGATTTCCCGGAGATCTTCCTTGTTCGTCAGCTTGATACGATCCCTGGCATGCAGATCTATCTCCTTCACAAACGCCGCCTGAACCGTCATCAGCTGCTGCTGAAGCTGCTGCTCCTGCTGAGTAGGCCCTTGACCCAGCGCCACCGGCGGAACCATCCGACGAAGCCTCAACGAGGCCTCCTGGGCTCCTTCAAACTGCATGTTCTTCAGTAACACATCCCCCAGCACCGGAATGAGCCCCGGAGCCTGCGTAAGCAGCAGCGTCATGTTCTCGACGGTTTCTTCACGTCGCGTATCATGCGCCGGGCCAACACTTGCTGCGACTTCGTACTTTCCGACAAGCGGGTTCACAATCCGCTTAATCACCTGACCTTGCGCGTTGGCTTCTGCGGCGTAGCTCGCGCGGAGCGACGGGTCAATCATCAGGTCGTATTCGATCCCGTCCGACGCGACAATTCGTTTGATTCGTTTCGTGTCGTACAAGCGGGGATAAAGGTCGAGTAGTTGCTTTCCCAGCGCAATGAGCATCCCTTCGTAGTTGTCCTGGAAGTGGAAATTCGCCGTGGCGGACTGCGAGCGCCGGGCGTTGATGGCCGCCCCGGTTCGTTCGTTCCCCGGTTCCCCAAGCTGGTTTTCGTACTGCCCGGATACCATCATGATCTGCTGCCGCGAGTTCTCCATCGCCTGCTGGAACCCCGGCGACGCCGCAGGCGGATCAATCCGTTGGGGGGGCGGAATCGGAACCTCCGGATTGCCCTCCGGATCTACATGGTTATACGGCAACACCGCGGGGTTGTCGATGTTCGACATCCGCCAGATCGCTTCGTGCTCTTCGATCGCTTTGGCCGGGGCAAGCCAAGGGGCTTTCGTCTGAAGTGAGAGTCCCTCGATCTGCGCTGAAGAGAAGTAATTAAACATTCTCTGCGCATCAAGCATATACCGCGTATGACCCTTGCGATCAAGTCTCCCCTCGATGACGGTTTCCTCCCCGAGGCACCGAAGGATCGGAATGTACTTCCCAAGCCAAATTGTGCTTTCGACAACCTCAGACCCGACAATAAGATACCACTCAACCTCGTCCGACGTGACCTCGCGGAGCCGGGTAGTCTCGCGGTCAAGGATGCCATCACGGGCTTCTTTCGCCCGAATGAGCTTTTCGAACCTCGCACGAGGGAAACTAAACCGCTGGCCCTGGTGGAGGAAACTAACCAATTCGGACCTCTTGGGGACCTTACGGAAATACTCGACCACCCTAATGTGACTTTCGCCCCTGGAGTCCGCCCCAGTCGCTCCGAGCCCCAGCGGCTGCGTGCCTTTCACTTTCGCCACAAGGTCCGGGTATGCTTCCCGGAAATCATCCTTCGGCACATCATCAAACACAAACGCAAACTTGGCGTCGAGGGCGTTGCCGCCGACGTGGATGTCAGGATCAATAAACACCTGCATGGGGTCGTCAACCGGCTCCAGATACGCCTCCTGGTTAAACGAATCATCCGCTTCGTACCGCGTAACGAGCCGACAGTAACCTACTCCCCCGTCAACCGCCCAACTCCGCGCGACCGGCAACGCCAGATGCTGCGCGTCGGAGATCTGTTGAGTATGCCTGAAAAGATCCTGAAACACCTCCGCGGAGTCCTGCGTAGCCCCGTTGCCCATTCCAAGGAATTTCACTTCGGATTTATTCTTCCGCATCTCATTCGAGATCATTTTGTTATGCGCCCGGATGAGATTCATCGTCAAGCACGGCCTTGCGGTGTTTTCGCGGGCATTTCGGATCGCATTGGGCCACTGGAAGCCATTTTCGCTGTCGCCATAAGCGAACTTAATGTCACGGAGAAACCTCTGTCGCCATTCGCCTTCCCACTCGTTACAGCGGTCGAACCTTCGCCGGGCCTCTTGCACCACCGGGTCGTCCGAAAGAACCCCGGGGTCAATTTCGTCAGGATCGCTTCGCGAAGCGCGTCGGGTTTCGTTGGATTTCACTTGCTCACCCCATCCATCCTAAACCGCCCTCAACTCGCCCGAGCGCCGCAGCAGTAGCCCTAGCAAGTTTCGCCGCGAGACCCTCAGGCTTCGAAGGCCCCGTCCCCACCCGTTTCACTTTCGCGCTTACCGCGAAGTACCTAAACGCATCAGCACCATCGGAAGCCCAATCATGCACTGGTTTCTCCGAAAGCTGCCCCCTCGTATCGACTTTGAAGCAATAATGCCGCAGAGCGTTCAGGCCCTCTTCGCATTTCGCTTCGTCGAAGTAACAATTCGGAAACACAACCCTCGCCGCGTTGATGCCGTCGTCGAGCGACCCCTGCGGCACAATGGCGACCTTGTAGCCGGAGGACCTAAACTGCTCCTCGATCGAAGCAGTGTACCCCAGTCGTTTGTGTTTTGCGTCGTGCGGCAAGAACATAGTTCCGTAGAAATACCCCCTGGTCTGGCAAACCTTAAGATAATGCGAGAGTTCTTCGCGGTTTGCCTCGTAGTAATCAAGCACCCTCCATTGCATCGCGACACGCTGGACGAACCAGATCGCAGTGTTGTTGGCCCGGCCGAGGTCCCAGAAAGTGTCAACAGGAACGTCAGACTCATACGGCACACTACACACCCGACCTTCGAGCTGCGCAAGGCGAAGCTCCTTCGCGTAAACTGCTCCCTCAAGGTTCTGTATCGTTGCGCCTTCCCAAACATGCAGATACTTGTCGTAGTCTTCTTCCTTCAGCTTTTCCATCTCCCGTCGGAGAACCTTCGGGAACCACGGGTTATCTCGCCAGGAGACGCGAACGGAGAGGATATCACTGGATTCCATCACAGGGCACGTGATTGGTGCTAGCGCAAACCCCTCGCCAAAGAGCTTCGCTAGCGACGGTTCCTTCGCGAACCTCCTCGCAGGGTCCTTCACCGTCACGAGGCGTTTATCCAGCACGAAGTGCTTGTACGTATGGTCGCTCTCAAGCTCGGGATTGAACGAAAGCCAAATTTCGCTTTCGTCCGCTCGGATAGTCGGAATAAGCACCCCCCACGAATGCCCAGAGATGTTGTTCGCTTCTTCTGCCCAGCAGATATCAACGCCCTCGTATGACCGAATCGAACTGACGTTGTTGCGGATGCCTTCGAACGAAAACGTCGTACCGTTGGCTCCGTAGATTTTGGCCTTCTCGATAGTGTAGAACGAACTTAACCCAAGGGCAATAATTTGCTCCCGCAGGAGCTTATGAACCGAGTCGTCAATGGATTTTTGAAGTTCGCGGACACAAAGGATAGTCAATTTGGGCTTCGCCGGAAAGAGAATCCCCGGAGACATCCCAAGGATCAGCAAAGCCCTTGCGATATCCCAACTCTTTGCACCTCCGCGGCCGCCCCAAAACACCTTATAGCGTTTTGGGACAAACAGCGGGATGAACGGCGCAGGGAACGTAACAGGATCGGACATGGGTGGAACTCTGAGGGGATTGTTGCCCCGGCCAAAGGGGCACTATGACACTCCGGCCGGGGCGGACTTTGACGCCCTACGCGCCCGTCGCGTCCCTTACGGCAACGCACTCGCCGAGATGATACCAACCGCGCTCGAAGTCCCGAGCGACAACAGCTGATTCGCCGTGCCTGCCGCACCAACACTCGCAGTGCAGCCAACAAGCACCCCACTCGCACTCGGCACCGTCGTCAACGTCGAGGCCGTCGCCAGGGCCGAACATGCACTCAACGAAGTCTCCCCAACTTGCGCGAACGCCTGGAACCCGGCAGTATACATCACCGCCGGGGCAATCCGCATTACAACGGGGAACTGCACGTAGCAATTCGCCACAGTCGTCGCGGTGTTTTCGCAGCTCGCTACAGGCGCCACGAGCGTCTGCGACTCGAAGTTATAGTACCAATACGACAGGTCGATGGTCGCCTCGATCGAAGCGGGCCGCCGCTCAAACGCAGTAGGGGTAATCACGCCCGAAGGAAGCGTCGGCGTGACCGCCGAAGGCTTCGCCTCAAGCTGCAACCCCTGGAGTTCAATCCAATCCGTCGTGATCGAAGTCGCGACAGTCGGAGTGAAACAAACCTGCACAGACACATCCGTCACTGCGGTTGTGGTGCCCGGGATCATCGCCGGAATCGGCACCGCGATAGCATATCGGCTCCAAGTGGTGCTTCCGGGGATCGTTACGAACCCGTTCGCCCCGATGGCGCCGGAAGTCCCACTGACCAGAATCGGCACCGCTGCGGTTTGGTTCGTCGGACCCGACGTCCCGAAGGTCGTGGCGTTCGTCCCGATGGCGTATTTCGATCCCTGCGAACCGGCGTACCCCAACGTTGCCTGGGTCCCAACCGCCGCCGCCGCGGAGGAGTACGAAATCTCCGCCGTGAAAGCTCCTCCGGTGGCCGACATACCCGCCCCGTTCAGCTCGTAGAACGAGAACACCGCGTTCGAGCCAATCAACGGGGCACTCTGCAACTGATCAAGCGTCTGCCCGATGCACTCCAGAGCTCCCGTCGCCGCCGAAGTCCTCGCCAACCTCAACGCATGGGTGGATCCGAGTGCCGGCAACACCTCCGTCGAGCCTGACGCGATAGTCACAGTATTGCTCGATGTACCCTTGCCGTAGAGCCACCAACCATCCGCACTCATCGTCGCCGCAGTAGCAGTGATGCCTGCAAGCGACGCGATGCCCTTCGTCGTGCTGAGGCGCTGCGCGAGGTTGACATCGAAGTCCCCTCCGACAAGCCGATTCACGCCGAAGGGAAGCCCCAGGACGCTAGTCGGCACCAGTTCCGTCTGCGGGAACTGTCCAGACGGAAGCCCCGTATCCACCGCAGTGGTCTCAGACCCCGTCAGGGCGGGCGCCCCCGCCGGAACACTCGCTTGGCACGTCCCATTCACAGTATTGTAACAATACGCCGGGCCACCGACTAGCGGGACGTTCGGATACCATCCTGCCGCGTAGGCGCCTACGGCGCCGAGCCCCATCGCGGCAACCCCCGCGAGGATCTTTTGTTTCAGTTTCATTTCACTCTCCTCGGGAGCGCTGCGCGCCTGCCCGTTCTTTGGGGACCATTCCCCGAAGTTCTTCGTGGGGCGAAGCTGAAGGACAAAGGGTGAAGGGTGAAGGGTGAAGCCGGCTTCGCCTTCGCCTTCGCTTTCGCCTTCACTTTCGCCTTCGCTTTCGCCTCTCTTCAGTAACGCAAATTCGCCACAAACATCATACTTCCCGCGACGTTCGTCGTAAAGCTGCCAGTTGCATACTCCAACGGATACAACACATGCTGCCCCAACATAGGCAAGAAGGTATACTCCGCGGTGTAACTTCCATAACCTGCGGCCAACTGAAACCACAACTGAGCCGCCGGGGAAGTAGTTGAATCCATCGCAAGCCCGAAAACTCCATACACACTTCCCGTCGACGTATACGCCGAGCCGCTGTACGACGCGAATGTTCCATCCTCCGCCTGTCCTGTCACAAACGTGATTCTGTTATTCGCTGTTTGTCCGTTTACTACCCGCCATGTGGGAGTTCCGTAAACGCCCCCGGCCGAATCTTGCTCATGCGCACCAATGGGAATCCTGTTGTAGTTATTCCACAACCCCACCCATGCGCCTCCCGACGGACCCCCACCAGTAGCAGCCGGCCCCGGATTAAACGTCGTCGTCACCGCCGAAAGATCCGTAGCAACAGTGCCAACATATGTGCCGTAGCCCGCTGCGCATCCGTTCGTGATCGCAGTGGTGTTAACGAGCACTCCGCTGACGTTAGAGAGCCCCGATGCCGACGGCCCTCTCACCGTCGCACTCGACCACACCGCGCCCCGCGACAACGAAGTCACCCCAGCGATGTTGCAGACAAACTCATCATAAATCCCTCCGGCGACCGCAGCCGCAGGCGAGTGCGTTGTATCCGCGAGAGCCTGCGAAACCTCGCTGAAGGTCGTATTGACAAAAGTGTTCCCGTTCCACAACGGCACCGTCGCACCGTGGTAAGGGGTCCAGTAGATCGCCGAAGACGTAACCGCACCCGTCAGAGCCGGCGTAGCCGAAGTCAGCGTCAGCCTCCCGTTCACCTGAACCGGCACCGGAGCAGCCGCCGGCGAAGTCAACACAAACTCGGTTCCGTCAAATGTCGCTGAAGTCAACTGCCCCGTGACAATCTCGCCGCCCTGAAGCGCAGCAACTCCGCCCGTCGTCGCTTTGGTCACCGCAACTGCGGCGCCCGCTCCAACCTGAAGCGTTGTTGCGCCTGTGTTCGTATACGTCGGGATGAAAGTAATCTCGTACCCCAGCGTATTCGCCCAGGTTCCCGGTCCCGCAGTTGCAACTGTGATCGCATTCGCGGTTCCAGCAACCCCGCTCCCGACAAACCCTAACGACCCTGCCCCTGGCGCTACCGGCGTCACTCCTTGCAGGATAAATGCCGCGGCACTCGCGGAATACGTCGCATAAGTGAGGTTCCCTGCGGTGATCTCCCCCCCTGTTAGCACGGTCGGACCCACCGAGGTGTTCTTCTCAACAAGAACACTCCCATACCCGCCAGCATTGATCGTAACCGAAGACGTATTCGTCGCGGAGGCAACAAACCCGACTTCCTGCCCGTCCGTCGCGTTGAAACCCGTCGGACCTGTAAGCGTAATCGCGTTTGCAGTACCGATCGCAGTCCCGTACCACAAAACTCCACCCGAAGCCCCCGCAGACGCCGGAGACGCATAACTGAGTTGATCCCACACGACACCGCCGAAGGCGTCCTGCAAGACCTGCCGATACACCCCGGAACCCCAGATAACCCCCCTTCCGTTTGCATCCAACGTAATCGGATTCGCATTCGGCGAAGCCCCGTAGGGGTCCTGATACGTTGCTTTCGGCGTCGTCGTATGCGGAACGTACATATACACATGGCCCCCTGCGTAAGGAGCCCCGTTACCATCGCTGAACTGTGTCATGCCATTCGGCAGAACCGCCTGGGTCTGCGAAAGCGCCAGCGAAGCGAAGCCCAGTAGCCCCGCAAGGGCCACAACTGCGCCAGCTAGAATCCCCTTCGACACTTTCGCTTTCATCTTGTCGCCCTTAGTTCCCGCACATCCTGTCGGATCTCGCTGAGCGTCCCAAGAATCGCCTCGTGACGCTCAGCGTGGAGTTTCTCGGCAGCAATGAAAGCTATCTCGAGCTTCCCCTGCCTGCGGTCAGTGTTCCACACCCACCCAAACATAGCCGCACCGACAGTGCTAACGATAGCTTGCCACCCCGAGATGTCCCCCCAACCGCCGGTTCCTTGTTCTGCCACGAGAAGTCTCCGTAAACAATGCGCCTAACAAGATAAGGGGAGCAAGGAAAGCAATGTTCCCCTTGCAACTTGTTCCCCTTACCTGCTCCTGCCCCATCAGGCCAGCCCGAGCTTCGATACCGCCGCCAGCAGCAACGAATCAAGTTCTCCACTGAGCAACCCAGCCAACGAAGGCTCATTATCGTTGATAGCTTTCGCCGCCGCGGCCATGATGGCATTCGAGGCCGAAACCGTCAACGACTTCGACGCGATCAACGGCTCCAGCGTCGCCAGGGCCTGATCGACATACTGCTTCACAATCGCCGGGCCAATGAAGGCCGACACAAGCGTGCCAAACGGCAACGCATGAAGCGCCAGCGCAAGGCCCCCTGAAGCCGCAGCTTCGATGATGGGTTTTTCGTGCTCAACAAGCTGCGAGACCCACGAGCCCCAGTCAACCCGAATACTCTGCGAAACAGTCGGGGTGACCCTTGGGGCGCTCTGCGCCGCCGGGGGTTGAACTTGAGCGTTCTGTGCATCGGTTGTGGTGACAGCAGCATCGGTCATGTTGGAGACTTTCGTTGATGGCAGCGGAAGGGAAATCACCACGTTTGTTGCCGCTACCGGAGCAACTGGCGTGGCTGGCAAAGCAAAGGGTTCCAACGCAACGATCGAAGCCGCATCCAAAACCCCTGTGGGCGGCAACTTACGCGAGTTCTGGAACGCCAGAAGCGCAGTCTTGAACAACTTGCCGAACATGTCGTCAATCTCCCCTGGAGCAAATCCTGCCTCAGTGAGTGCAACTTGCGCCCACGCAACAGAGCCCTTGGTGAGCAGCGGCGTCAGGAAGCCTTTGCGAACTTGCATGTGGGCCACCGAGGCCACGGCGGTCGAGCCCGCCACACGCACTCCGCCATCGTCGTACTGGTACAGATTCGCCGCGCGCATGATCGCGATCAATGCGCCACCATAGGGGTGATTCGGAATACCCGTAGCGTAAACACCCTGGAGCGCTTGCGCGTATTCATCCGGCGTCTGTGCGTGCTGCGCGGCGTGATAACAAGCCGCGGTCGCCAGGAGCTTCGCATGGGCGTCAAACGCCTCTGCAACCGTCGCAAACTTCGCGAAGCTCTGCGGCAACGCCACGTAAACGCCGTGGAGTGTCTCGTGTGTCATCGCGACCACGGACGCCTGCCCGGCGATGGCCTTAATGCCAAATGGATTGTTGCTGCCAGTGGGCTCCGCAGTGCCATACGCGCTCTCTAGCGCCCATTGCGCCAGCGTCACTGACGGAAACGGACCATACGGGTAGTATTTCTTCGCGCTTGCTTGCGCAGCAGCGATGATTTCGAGAGGAAACTGACTCACGAGGAAGCCCCGTAGACGTAGTTAGACCCTGCGAATTGCGGGTTCACCGTCAGCGCAGCGAGGCTTGCCAACGGCACGGACGAAAACAGCATGTACGACGCCAGCGGAGCGCCCGTCAGCGCAAGGCCCCGGTCTGCGGCGATCTCCAGCGCAGGCAACGCGTCGAGCTTCGGGTCGCGCGTGCGGGTGGCGATGGCGATGCGCCAGAGGCCATCGAGCGGCAGGTCCGGCCCCAGTTGCGTCGTGACGGCTCCGAATTGGTCCGTCGTCGAGATCGTCCCGCCCGATCCGTTGACCGTCACGCTGATGCCGGGAATCATGTTGCCGATCCACCCGCCGGGAGATTGATCGCTCGGCGGGGTCCAATAAGCGCCGACAACCGGGTCAGCTTTTGCGGCGTCCTGCGATACGAAAGCGAAGATATAATCAAACGGACCCATCACGTCCTCACTGGTTCAAGAGCGATTGGCCGCACGACACAGCGACGCGGGAGATTGTGCCGTTGAATGGGGCTTGGCCGCCGTTCGCCACGCCGATGCGCAATGTCGTCATGCCCGCCGGGAAGCCAGTAACAGCGCCGGAATTGATCGTCCCGTTGTTGTAGACGGTTTTCAGCGTGCTTGCCGTCGCAAACAAAGAAGTCTTGCCGCTCACTCCAGCCGCGACAGGGCCCGCGCTGGCAGTGACGTTCACGCCCACGCCCCCAACCGTCGAATTTGACACGACGTAGCCGGCCGGCGCGCGGGAGAAGTCCAGGCGGTTGTTCGAAGTGCCGTCGTCGATCTGTGCGAGTGATTGGTATTGCAGGTAGCCCGCTGGCGCAGCGGGTATGCCGATAGCATAAAGGCTGCCCGACCCCGAACACGCCGCAACCGGCAACGTGATGCTGTCCGGCGATCTCGCCAGCGCGCCGTTCGTCGTCAGGATCGGCGTTGTCGCAAACGCCTGCGCGGCGTTATTCGTCGGAGTGGGCGTCAACGTCAGCCCGGTTCCGACGCCTGATGTCGCAACCGTCGCTGCGGGGGAGGCCGGCAACCCATGCGTCGCATCAACAGTGTAAGACCCTGCCGCCGTAATACTAACAGTCGTAACCGTCGTTCCGCTGACGCCGGTGACTTTGTACGTCGCAGCCGTGCCGCCATTGGTCGCGGTTATGGTACCTGTGTCGTTTATGAGATAGCCGGACCCGCCAGAGCCATTGGCTCCGCCAGTCACCGCACTCGCGACCGAGGCGGGAATGGCGTTGCGTTCAAGTTGTGGCACTGCGAGTGTAATATTTCCGTTGAAAGTCTGGCCTGACGCGGCCGAGAAATTCATGTAAAATCCGGGGTATTCATACAGTGTCCCCGATGGGACTATCGTGTTGTTTATCACGCTGTTCGTCAGTGTGCCAGGAGCCGTGCCTTGCAGGGTGTATGCAAGCCCAGCGCCGCCCGACCCCGTGTCTTGAAGCCACAAGCCGGAAGCCACGACG